ATTTCTCTTGATATATTTTGCATACCATCATCGTTTTCTGACCAACCGCTAAAAGTATTGACCCCTTCTTTATCTAAAGCTTGTTTAACTTCTTGAGCCAACATACCGTGCATTACAACTTCAGTGTCTTTTTGATTTTCTTCGTTGTAATCATCAAATTGTTTAGGAATTTCATAAGAAGGTTTCCAACGATAAGTAACAGTTCGTAAGTTATTAATAAAGTTAAGACCAAGACTATCATCGTTAATATCTTGTTTTATTCTTTCGTCTGATGACCTTGACCAATTAGCATCACTCGTAAATGTGTTAGATACAACATTACTAGATTTTCCAAATTTAAACTGATTATCTGAGCCAGAAAATCCTATACCTATAACTATCCCAAACGAAGTATCATGGGCAACATCAGCGGAATTACCTATTACTATATTATTACTCCCTGATTGTATTGTTGCACCAGCGTGTAATCCAACTGCTGTATTTGAACTTCCTGTAGTACAAAGTTTTAATGCTTCTTTACCTACTGCTGTGTTATTACTTGCGGTTGTATCTCTTAATGCTTCTCTTCCAACTGCTGTATTATCTACTGCTGTAGTAATTGTAGATAAAGCTATATAACCTAATGCTGTATTTCTTGTTCCAGAAGTACAGCTATCAAGTGCTGTAGAACCTACAGCAGTATTTTCAACACCATCTTGTATAGCTTTTCCAGCATCTAAACCAATTGCTGTGTTGTCACTTGCAGTTGTAAGGTTGCTTAAAGCATCAGCACCCATACCAGTATTTCCATCGCCAGAAGTAAGAACATTAAATACTTGATGCCCAAAACCTGTGTTGTTATTTGCTGTGCTAAGTGTGCCTGTACCAGCATCGTTACTAATTAACATTGAATTAGTAAAGTTTGACTTAGAACCTGTAAATCCTAACAAGTTCATAGTTCCAGATATCTCAAAGTTTTGCGATTCATCAATGGTAATTGTTGGAGTCGTACCAACTGTTGAACCTACACCAATAATTAATTTATCTGCTGAATCATCTAGTCCTATATAGTAATCCTGTGCGTTACCGTCAAAGACTATTTTAGTATCTTCGGCTGTTCCATCCCCTATAGTAAAACCTGCTCCGGCACTAAATAATTCTACTGGTACTTTAGTTGTCATTTATATCTCCTAAAAATATGTTCTATCATCTGACATATATTTTGGTTGTGGATTTATCAGATTAGATTTCATTTGCTTCATGCCTTTTTTATAATCTTCTAATGCAAAAGCAGCTTGTTGAGGACTTTCTTTAAACTGCCAAACATAGTATCTAGCTCTAGCTGTTATTACATTTGCATATTGGTCTGGTAGAACTATAGTATCACCAAACGCTGATAGTTCTGTCGGCTTGTTGTAGCCATAAAAATGTACGTTGTAAACTTTGTCAGGTATAGGACTTAGCCCAAACTTTCTATGGTCTGGACTACGTATTACATAAACAGGCTCTCCATAAGCTTGAGTTGATGCATCATCACTATTCTCACTATCTCTATAATACCTAGTCCACTCATCTAATGTTAAAAATCTTAACCCTTTTGAAACAAACGGTGCTGATTCTCCAGAGACACTAATAGTTGTGATGTAAAAATCATCCCAATCTATTGATGCAAAGTCTGAAGTAATATCAATACTACCATCTTTTAACAGATACCATCTAGTACCTGCAGTAGTTGCTACAGTTGTATTACCATAAAAAGGGTCTGTCTCACCACTAGCACCTGCCGAAAAGAAAGGTAACTGTGGTTCTTGATTAGCAATATCGTTTATAGATTTGTTAATAGAATTTTTGACAAACGCTTGTATGCCTGTAGCGTCTCCAAAGTTTGATGAAGTTAAGACAACTTCGTTCAACTCTCTGAGGACATCATTCGTCAGAGTTAAGAATGTTTTAGCCATTATTTACTATGTACTTTTTGTATTTCAAAAGAAGCTTTTTTACTAGCTCCTTTGTGAGCTTTATAACCGCCTTTAGGGTCTTTCATTAGTTTAAAGCCTTTACCAGACTTCATCCAATGATAACCTTTTGGTGCATCTACTTTCATGTTTAGTTAGGTTTTTGATTTTCCATTGATGCCATTACAGCAGGTCCACCGTCATTCATTCCATATCTCATCATCTTACCTTTTTTCATAGGTGTTCTACCGTACATCATTTTTTTTCTTTTCTTTTCCATTGGTTTGTGTCCAGCCATTATTTTTCTCCTTTGTTTTCTTCGTATTTGAATTTCATAGTGTTGTAACCTACCATTTCTTTACACATCTCTTCTTTTGAATGAATAGAATCGTAATAAGAAATGTTACCACTAGGCTTTGGATTACCTTGTAAGTTTTGTTCGTTGTGTTTCATAATCTCTCCTTAAAAAAAGGAGGAGTCCGAAGACTCCCCCAGTTTTATTAGTCTACTGTGTAGAAAGCTGTTACTAAAGCTTCAGGTCTTAAAACCTTAGCTCCGTATACATGCAATCCTCTTACGATATCACCGAAAGAACTAGGGTCTCTTAGGACCTCAGTTGAGATGATAGTTTGAGCAGTTGCAGTAGAAGAAATGTGACCAGCCATAATTTTGCCAGTAGCTGTACTAGCAGCAGCAACATTATTAGATTTGTACATGTCAAATCCTCTTAGTTTACCACTAGACACAAGACCATTTCTTATAGAGCCTTGACCTGCGTTAAAGTCTACGCTTAAAAGCTTAGAACCAGATTGTGCAAGTTCATTGTAGAATGAAGGCGGTGCAACGAACCATCTTCCTTCTTCAGGTATGCTTTGCTCATCTAGTAGCTTAGCCATGAATGACATCACGTCTAATGGGTCAGTTCCAGTACCATCAGAACCTGTAAGGTCGATAGCGTTAGAACCACCTTGATGCTGACCCATAGTTTGAGTAGCAGCAGATGCATCAGCACCTAGAACGTGGTCAGGTGAAGATGTAGAAACTCCAGAGAACATAGTTGCAATTACAGCAGCATCATATGAATCTCTCAATGCATATGCAGCAGATGAAGTAGCAACTTCTTTGAAGTTAACGTGTGACATATTAGTTTCAATATCATCTACGATGAATTTGAAAGCCTTTGCACTATCTACAACCAAAGATATCTCTTGGTCGGTTAACTTTGTTTGCGTAGTGTCAGAACCTCTTGTGTAATCAGAAACTGAAATTACAGGTTCTTTAATAATCCTAACTGAGTCTCCGAAAGCAGAAATCTCACCGGCATAGTCGGTGTTAGTAATAGCTTCAACTACCGAGGCTTTTCTGAAAAAGTTTAATACCTTTTTCGAGTAAATCTTAGGTAGGAAAAAACTATTAGTTTGTCCACTTACGGAGTTTGCAAAGTTAGCATCAGTATCAGTACTTGGTTCAAAAAATTGAGCCATGATAATACTCCTTTGTGTTTATAGTTTATTTAACGATTCTGCCTTGTTGCATAGCTTCGCTGATTTCACTTTCGTATTTATCAAACTCATCTATGCTCATAGCAGCAATCTCCTTTTCCGACCAAATCTTTTCTGATTTAGGTTCTACAGCAGTTGTTTTTGTAGATACCATATCAGCAGCCGATTTAGTCTTAGAAGATGATTTAGTTATCTTCTCAGGAACATCAATTCCCAAATCACGTTTAAATAAATCAATAGCTCTACTGGCTAGGTCGGCATCGTCAGCGTTATCATATATCCAGCCTTGGATAGATGAAGGCTGTTCTTTTGCCCATTTGTGAAAATCATCACTGTTTCTAATATCATCAAAATCAGGATGTCTTTCTCTTAACCTTTTTTCAGCTTCTTGTTGAGATATTTCTTGCTCTCTTTCTTGGAGTTTACTAAGACGTTCTTCTAGAACTTTTGCCTTAGATTCGCTTTGCATGTGAGCAACTGTCTCTACAACTTCAAAAACATCAGGATAACTTTTTTTAAACTCTTCAAGTTCTTCTGGAGTTTTCGGAGCTCTATATTCAGGCACTGCCTGTTTAATTAACTCTTCTTCTCTCTGTTTAAACTCATTGAGTTTTCTATCATAATGTCTTTTCAAGTCATCGTAGCGTTTCTTATAGTCTGGTTTTTTATAAGGTTCATCCTTAGGTGCATCCAAACTATTAACTTCTACGTTGCCTTCTTGCTCTGCTTCGTTAACATCGCTTGATTTGAATAATTTATTCTTCTCAGACGGGTCTTCAAAGTAAAGCTGTTCAGCCGATTGAAAAGGTTTATCCTCTCCAGTATGCCAAGATTTTTGTAAATTATAAGGATTTGGCTGTCCTTCTTTTAAGACTTCTTCAGTCATTTTCTTACCTCCTACTCAGGGCTTCGTTTAACAAGGTAGCTGCGGTGTGCACTTGCAGGGCTTGTCTTGTAAAGGTAGCCTTTCAAAGTTGATTTAATGTAAAGTGCCGATTACTCGGGTAGCTTTACTCCTATTGCATTCTTGGGTTAGTACCTCTCATGTCTTGGATGGTTTTTTCGTCTTGCATGACTTCTTCCTCATCCTCAACTTGAGTTGGGTCAGAGAATCTACGAGTTGTAGTCGTAGTCTCACTTAGTACTCCCCCTTCCTGCATTCCTTGTCTTTCGTCTGCAGCAGCTTCAGCTTCTTTCATCATAGACATTAATTTATCTACTCCGATTTGCTCTGTAGCTTTTGCAGTAAAGACAAACTCTCCATCCGATAACCTTGCAGGTATCGAATCAGAAACCTCTGTGCCCGGTCCTTCTACTGGACCTGAGCCTGTAAACTCTGAAGCAACTTCAATAACTTTATCAAATATTTCGCTAAGTTCATCGTTGTTTCTTAACTGGTCTACTAAAAAATCTTCTTCTTGTGGTGTTAGAGCTTCATTAATTATAAAGTCTAAATAGTCCTCTTCCATTTCATCATCAGGAACTTGTTCTTCTTCCATGAGCATTTTTTTCATTTGCTCATCCATTTCTTGTGGCATCTCTTGTGGCATCTCTTGTGGCATCTCTTGTGGCATTTCTTCCATCATCATCATCATGCCGCCTTCTTGCATTTCTTCTCTTTCTTCTTTATTTTCTTCTCTAAGCATTTTGAAATCTTCAGCACTAATATCACCATCTTTATTAGCATCAAGTTTAGTTTGACCACCTGTTAGCATAGCCATTCTATCTGGGTCATCTCTTAACATACTTTTCATATTATTCCTCTATCCTAGTTAGTGCTTCTTTAACCTTCTCCGGCAGCTCCTCCAACATTCCCAGAGAAGTTATCCTCCCCTGCAACCGGAACATTTCCGATTCCGATGTTGCCACCGCCAGTGCCTGTAACTCCAAGTTCTTGCGGTCCTTGAGGTACTCCTTGAAGTCCTCCCATTGGGGGCTGTTGACTATCGGGTTCAGTCTCTTCGCCTGTTGTTTGTCCAGCATTCTGCATTCCTATTATCTGTGCCATGATAGCTGCTTCTTCAGGGTCATTTAATATTTCCTCTGGGTCTAAGTCTAAGCTATAGGCAAGTTCACTAACCAATTTAGATATTTTAACAAATGGTGCGATAGCTGGACTTTGTGCAGTTTGTAAGAACATAGTAAGTCTTTGACTTCTAACTTCTTTCTGCATCAAGCTATTCGTACCAGTAGCTTTAACTTCTAAATCACCAGCCACATCAATGCTACCTTCAAAGAACTGCATGTTCCATTGGAAGTAAGATTCACCTAGTGGCTTTAATAAAAAGTCATCAAGATTCTTAACGACTGTTTTAATATTTAAACTTGAAGCTCCTAGTAACATAGACATACCTGATGCAGTTCTCGTCATGCTTTGTACACCGGTTTGTCCGTGAGAGTAGCTAGGAATACCTGTTTGTTCATCCGCTAACTGCCTAAATCTATCAAACATCATCATGTTTTCAGGTGCAGTGTTTGGAAACTTCAATCCGTAAATAGATTGACCGGGCATTCCTGCTTGTCTCCTAAATATCTTGCCGGGATATATTTCCATATTCTGTCCACCGACAAGAGCAGACTCATCAACATCAAATACTAATGAACCTGCTAAGGCTAGATTATCAATAGCCATTCTTGCATGACCGTTCATAATCTGTTGAGAATCATCCATATTCTCTGCTACTCCTATACCAAAGAAATTATAAGGGTTTCTTTCGTATGGAAAAGCGTTGTAAGGTATTCTGTATGGAGTAAATGGATTAATTACTGCTCTTAGTAATTTATCACCACATATCCATGCATTGATTTGTACCTCATCTAAATCATCAATGCTATCATCTAAATCCATACCCACTTCACGAGCATATTCAGCATCCATGATTCCCCAGTATTCTAAGACTTCAAAGTTAGAAGAGTAATCCTCTATCTGTGCATCATCTTTTAACTGATATTCAAAATCTTTTTCTTCGTAATTAGCACCCATACGGATACATTCACGAATAGCATCTTTATCAAAGTAAGGCATATTTCTTAGTTGCCTTAATTGACTTTTGTTCATTTTATGACGATGAACTACATATTCACATTCCTCTATACTTGTACCTGCAGGGTCTGGGTAAAAATCCCAACAACTAACAAACTCTATTCTAGGAACTCTAACATCTAATGGTGAATATTCTCTTTCACCTTCTTCATTCATTGACCAGTTATTTAATCTTTTATTAAAATTAAATGGACCTTTAACAATACCTGTTCCTAATAGTGCAGACTCTAGTAATGCACTTCTTATCTCTGATGACCCATTAGATTCTTCTATTTGGTCATGGATAAGTTTTTCCATTCTTCTCGCAGACTTTTGTGCTGGAGATAATTCTAAGTTTTGTGGAATAGGACTTAAACCTTCTTTTAACCCTAATTGTTCTGCTTGTTCTTCTAAGCTATCTTCAAACATGCCTGTGCCTAAAGTAGCTCCTGCTTTTAATACTTTACCATCACCCTCAAAACCAACATCATAAATACTTTCTACTGGTTCATCTTCTAATCTATTGCCTATATTATCAGGCATGGTTGTTTCTAAACCGGGATTAGGATTCTGGGTATCTAAGTATGCGTGTTCTTTTTCGCCTTCTGGGATTTTAGTTTCTGCTATGCCTATTGGAAATTTACCGGTACCAAAGATAACATCTACTAATTGTCCAAAAGCTGCTAGAACTTTTGTCTTAGTTATCTTAACAAATATTCTAGACTTTTCTGATTCTCTAAACTTTATGGATTTTGCATACAAACCACGATAGTTTTCATATGCTCTAAGCCAACGTCTTTCATCTGAGTCTCTAGCTGTTTCAGCTTGAGCAAAACGTGATTGAACAATACCAACTAAATTAATACGTTGGTCATCTTCAAGATTTAAAGTTTTACCTGCTTCACCTTCTACTTCTTCGTAGATGTTATCAGCACTTAAAAATGTATTGTCGTTTTCTGCCATTAATACCCAAATGTTTCGTCAGATGGTTGGTACATCCTTGTTTTAATCTGCAGCATCCTATCATATGGATGGTCTAATTTAGGTCTACTCATAATCATGTAACGCAATGCATCGTAAGCATGGTCAGATGAATGAGTATCCACATCCTCAGGATTACTCTTCGATAAAGGCAGACTTTGTAATTCTTTTATTAAATTCGTACATGTACTTAATATTTGCAATCTAGGTCTACCGGTACTCCTATCTTGTCGCAAATGTTCGTGTATTTGAATCTTACCAGCTAATCTATTTTTGTCTGCTCGTCTTAACTTGTGTCCTTTTTGGATAAGTATTTCACCTATCGTTGGACCAGTATAACCAGTTCTAGACCATGCTGCTGTATCTAATACACCACCTATTGACTTAACTTCACTCATTTCTAAGTCTGTTATCTTATCACCGAGAGCTTCCCCTGTAAGACCTTTTTCGTATAACTCTCTATATATGATGATGGTCTTGTCTTCGGGGTCAATCGCAGCCCATAAGCAACAACTCTCAGAAGCGTATCCGTAGTCAATGCCTTTTAATCTTTCCCACCATGTAGGTATTTCAAAAGGTGTTATAACGTGGATGTCGGGTTCAAATTCTGCAAACGCTGCACCTTCACTTATATTCCAATTACCCTCAAGTAACTGCTTACGCTGTACTGGAGGTAAAGAAAGTAACATGCGTTCATACTCGCCATCCTCTGCAAGAAACGGGTTATCCTGTAATCTTGCTGGAATAAACTTCCTTGTTAAACCGTCTGTACCAACGAAAGTTTTATTTTCATCAGACGGGTCAACGTATCTCTTTTTAACCCATTGTGCTCCAACTCCTCCGGGGTTTGCTGTACATCGCAAAAATGTTGGTAGCTCTGGGTCTGTTGTTCTTAACCTAGATGCTAGATAATTCCAACCAAACTCTGTTGGTAAATGCGTAATCTCATCAAAACCAATCCAACTATATGCTTGACCTTGATAACGATATACGTCTGCATCTCTTTCTAAAAATCCAAACTCTATCTTAGCTCCGCTAGGGAATTGCCATAGCTTCTCTACTTCTTTGAACTTAGCACCCTTAAATGCTTTTGGGTACAGTTCACGAGATTTATCTATAAGCTCCCTAAGCTCTGGCATTGACCTTCTTAGTATTAATGCTCTATGAGCACCAATGTGGCAATACCTTAGTGGGTCAATAACCATTGCAAAGCTCTTTCCCCCACCTGCTGCACCACCGTATAAAACATCTTTTTCGGATGCAGCTAAGAAATCTGTTTGTGGTCCATCATTAGGCATAAATGCCACATGCGAACCAGTATCATCTAAATGCTTTTGTATTTCTTCTGGAAGAGCTTTAGTATCTTCCTTTGATAAAACATTAGATGTTAAAGCTTTTTCTTCAGCTTCAGTTTCTCTTTTTATCTTAGCTAAATGTCTCGTTAGCTTTTTAACTTTCTTATTTTTACTTACTAATTGCTTTTGAGCTTTTATAGCAAGTTGTACATCAGAAAGTTCTGAGTTCTTTGGTCTACCACCTTTCTTACGTGGTTTACCTTCTTTATTAAGTATATAGCTCCCGTCTGGGTTTGTCAAGTACTTTTCAGGATTTTTTTCCCAGTCTTCCATACTTCTTATCTACGTATTTTTTTAAACCCATCTTAGACATAGACCTACCGGTTTCTGCTTCTAACCAATCAACACCTACACCTAAACTAATCTCACCTAAATAAACTGATTCAGCTACTTCTTTCAGCACTGATATTTCTTGTGGGATAGCTTTTAAATAACCATCTATTAGTCCATCATCTTCATAGCCAAAAGGCACTGTAGATGAGGTACGTCTTTTGTAATCGTCTGGAACTAACTTCATATCCTTAACTGGTCTTTCTGTACTTTCTTGTTTTTTTAGCAATTCGTTTTGGTTGTTTAGAGAACTGTTTACCTTTCTTGGTATCGGCTCTTTTCTTTCTCGTTGATGCTGCATACTCTTGTGGCGATAAGGCTTTGATAGCTTTTTCAGGTAAATAGCGTTCCCCAGTTTCTGAGGATTTTTTACCACTCTTAGTTCTCCACTTTTGTTTAGACCAATCCTTTAGACTACGTTGACTTTTTTTTAGTGCCATGTTTCTTCCTTATTGCTTCTTTCCCTCGTTTAGCGATATTTGCTTGTTCTGTTTTGCCTTGTACCTTGGCTCTTTGCTCAAGGACAGTAAGTATTTGAATTTTACGAGCATATGGTTTTTTAATCTTTTTAACTTTTGCAACAGTAGCACGAGCATCAGCAGGTGTTGCATACTTAATGCTAACTGTATCTTTTGGGTTCTCATCAGTATATAAACGTCTACCGCTACCTTTAGGTTTCTTACCTGTGCCTTTCTTAGGGTCTGCCATATTAAGTTGAGCAGTTTTGCTTCGTACTCAGGAAATAAAATTAAGCAGCTTTCTCGTGCTTGATACCTCTATAAATCATTTGCTTGTTAGTTTTAACAGGCTTTTGATTTTTAGGAGCTACCTTTGTACCTCTATAAGTAAACACATTCACCTCCAGTTTGCAATTAAACACAATGTACTTGCGTACATCACCCATTGCGTTCCTTCGATATCTCTATCTACTTCCGGCTCTTACGAGCTGAACGAAAATCTATTGATTATGACACTCTAATTGTTGTTGTCGTATACGTTCTTGTACCTCTTCAAAGTCTACTTGTTGTTCTGTAGGTCGAGCCATTATTTATAGCCACCACCTTTCTTTTTATATTCTGATGCTAATAGCTGGGCTTTTCGAGCTGACCATTGCCCGGGTTTACCCCCTTTGGAACCAGCTTTAATCTTCTCAAAAAGCCTCTTACGCATAGTAGGCTTCGTATAGTTTCCAGCCTCATTAACTCGAGATTTACTTTTCTTTTTTGTTGTTGTTTTCTTTCTTGGCATCTTTGCCTCCAAAAATTTTATCCCAGTTATCGCTAAACTGTGTATCTGACACTTGCTTAGCTCTAGCTTTATTACGAGCCATCCTATTGCGTTTGGCTGCTGATTTTACTCCAAAATGTCCTGCGTGTGGCATTAGTAAACTATGTTAGCAAATAAAAACACACAAACAATAAGCAAACTAACTGTTAACATATTGTTAAATTGTTTCTTCTTTGGTACTAACTTTAACTTTTTTAAATCGCTATAGTATCGCATTACCATTTTACCTTATCTGCCCACCATGCTGCTGACATCTTGCCTTTAGCAATATTCTTAGCATGACGAGCTTTGAAAGACTTACGCTTGGCTTTCATTCTAGCAGACTCACCTTTCTTAGGTGGACCTGCTGTACCATCTAATGTACCTACCTTTTTACCCTGCTGACCAAATCTAATTGTTTTAATCTTGTCACCTTCTTTAGCAACAACAACATGCGACTTAGTTGGGTGCTTGGGAGTACGCTTAGGTTTATTATAACCACTTACTCCTGCTTTTTCCAGCCTTGAGTCTTTCTTTTTAGTCATTAGTGTAATACCTCAACTGCTTCTTTCTCTTCAACATAGTGCATAACACCACCTTGAGTTACTATTTCAACAAACTCACCAACTAAGATTAGGTTGTTGTACTTAGCAGCTTGTTCAGCTTCTTCCCAATCTGGTGCAAGTATGTTAGGTCCTGCGTATCTTTTACCTTCATCTTCCATCTCAGTTAGAAATATCTTCATATTGGTCCTCGGGTAGGTCTAAGGGTGCTTTATCAGGCATCAAAAAGATACCACTGTTCACTGTATGGTTAACATCTACCTTATCAACTTTAGTAACTCCAACCCTATCAAGTAGTGTTTGAGCTGCTGCAAGTTTATTATTAGCTTGAATAACGGGTTTAGAAGAGTCCATTATCTCAACAAGCTTAAAGGCTGCTCGTGGTGCGGAGTTTGCTAAGACCTCTTGAGTCAACTCAAGTATCTCAGTCTTCAAAGTCTTAACCACATGGTGATAGTGACTCTTATACCCTGCAAGTTCAGCAGCCTTTTTAGCATCACCTTGAGTCTCAACGAGATGCTCTAGAAACGATTGCTGTTTCTCAGTGAGTTCTCTTTTAGAGTCATTGACGACTGTAGGTAGTATTGCCATTATAATAGTATAGTAACAGATACAAGATTTGTCAAGTTATTTAAAAAGTTCTTGACAGAATGCAATCTGGAAGCTATAATAACTTTAGTGCCCCCCCGGGTCAATATATAGATATAGAGACCCACCAAAGCACTTTAAAGTCCCTAAAATAACCTCCCTAAAAACTACTACTAGTCTATAAAGATTAGGGGTACTTTATAGCCCGACAGTAAACTAGTTTTATATAGGTTGAGGCAGAACTGGTATACCCTGAAAAGTCTATAAAATGTACGAGTATGCTATAGATATATGGGTGGAGGGGGGTGGTCACCTGCGTACCCCATAGCCTTTGGAGTACTCTGTGAGCAACCCCTACAAGACTAACAAGACTTCAGAGACTTTACAGACTCTAAAGACATTGGAAGAAACGAAAAGACTAGAAAGACTTGGAAGAACTCTAAAGTCCTATAAAGAACTAAGCAATCTAAAACTAGTTGATGAGATTTACTAGTCTTTGAAGTGTTATGAAG